GGAAACCCCCTCGGCCAGTGAGTCTGCTGACGCGCTGTTGGCGCTGAACCAGATGCTCGACTCCTGGAGTACCGAGCGGTTGGCGGTCTACACCACCACCGATCAAGTCTTCACCTGGCCCGCTGGTCAGGCGTCTCGTACTCTCGGGCCTGGTGGCGACTTCGTAGGCACGCGCCCGGTGGTGTTGGACGACTCGACGTACTTCGTCGTCAATGGCGTCAGCTTCCCGATTCAGATTGTTTCCCAGCAGCAGTACAACGCGATCGCGGTGAAGGGAATCACCTCGACGTTCCCGCAACTGCTGTACGCCAGCGCGGATTACCCCGACACCACGTTGACCCTGTACCCGGTGCCGACGCAGGCCCTGGAGTTCCATTTCGTGAGCGCCCTGCCCATCGCGCAACCGGTGGACCTCACGACGGTCCTCTCGTGCCCTCCGGGGTACCTGCGGGCGTTCACCTATTGCCTGGCGATGGAGATCGCCCCCGAGTTCGGTGTCGAGCCGCCCAACCAGGTCAAGCGTGTCGCGGTGAGCAGTAAGCGTGACATCAAGCGCATCAACGACCCTGGTGACCTGATGACGATGCCCGGCGCCATCCTCGGCACCGGGGGCGGCTTCAACGTCTACACGGGAGGCTTCCAATGAAGTCGCCCATCCTCGGCTCGTCCTACGTCGCCCGCAGCGTCAACGCGGCCGACAACCGGATGGTCAACCTGTTCCCCGAGGTCATCCCCGAGGGTGGCAAGGAACCGGCTTTCCTGAGTCGTTGTCCTGGTCTCACCTTGATGCAGACCGTGGGCAGCGGTCCCATCCGGGGGATGTGGCAGGTCGGGTTGTACCTGTACGTCGCCAGCGGGAACGAGATGTATGTCGTGGACTGGAACTACGCCGCGACCAAGATCGGTGACATCTCCGGGTCGCCTGGTATCGTCAGTATGGCCGACAACGGGCTTCAGTTGTTCGTCGCCTGCAACGGTCCCAGTTACATCGTCAACACGAACACCAACGTCGTCACCCAGATCACGGACACCGACTTTCCCGGTGCGGTGACGGTCGGGTATCTTGATGGCTTCTTCGTGTTCAACGAGCCCGAAAGCCAGAAACTGTGGGTCACGTCCCTGTTCGATGGCACCCAGATCAGCCCGCTCGACTTCGCCAGCGCCGAGGGTGCCCCTGACCGGGTTGTCGGCATCATCGTGGACCACAAGGAACTCTGGGTGTTCGGGGAGAGCACGACCGAGGTGTGGTACAACGCGGGCATCGTGGGTTTCCCGTTCCTGCCGGTTCAGGGTGCGTTCAGTGAGATCGGATGTGCTTCCCCGTATTCGATCGCCAAGATGGACAACACGGTGTTCTGGCTCTCCAGGGATGCGCGGGGTCAGGGCATCGTCTACAAGGCCAAGGGTTACGTCGGTGAGCGCATCTCGACCCACGCCGTCGAGTGGCAGATTCAGCAGTACGGCGACCTGTCGAGTGCCCAGGCTTACACCTACCAGCAGGACGGTCACTCGTTCTATGTTCTCACCTTCCCTCAAGGGACGTGGGTCTACGACGCTGCGACCGGGGCGTGGCACGAGCGCGCCGGGTGGGACGGTACTGCGTTCACACGGCACCGTGGGAACTGTCAGGTGTTTTACGACAGGACTGGTGGCCTGAGCGGAGACATCTTGATCGGGGACTGCCAGTTCGGCAGGGTCTACAAGTTCGACCTCAACGTCTACGCCGACAACTTCCAGCCTCAGAAATGGCTCCGTTCGTGGCGTGCGCTCCCTCCCGGTGCGAACAACCTGAAACGCTCGGCCCATCACTCGTTGCAACTCGATTGCGAGGCGGGTGGTGCGGTGGACGTCAATCCCCAGGTCGCGCTTCGGTTCTCCGACGACGGTGGGCACACGTGGTCCAACTCGCGCTCGCTGAGCCTCGGTACCGCTGGCGAGTACGGTAAGCGGGTCATCTGGCGCCGTCTCGGGATGACGACCAAACTCCGCGACCGTGTGTACGAGATCTCGGGCACCGACGCGGCGAAGATCAGCATCCTCGGCGCTGAACTGGATATGAGTCCGACCAATGCCTAGTAATATTCCGGCCCCTCGTGTGCCGATGATTGACGCCCGGAGCGGCATCATCAATCGTCAGTGGTATACCTTCTTCCTGAACCTGTTCGACCTTCTCGACGCGGGCACCAACACGCTGACGATGGAGGATCTTCAGCAGGCGCCTCCGATCGTCCCCTACGTCCCGACCACCGCCGCTGTCACCGGCAAGTTCTCCGCGTACAAGAACTCGTCCCAGGTACTCACTTCCGGGTTCGATGACCCCGTGGTGTTCCAAGTAGAGGACTACGACGAGGCGGGCAACTACGACCCAACAACGGGTCTGTTTACCGCGACCGTGGCGAGCGACTGGCTCATTGGAGCAGGTGTCACTATCTCGGGTCAGGCTGCTGGCAACACCAGTCGAATCATCCTGTACAAGAATGGCTCCGTCTACAAGCGTCTTGACGGTGATGTGGTGGGCGGTGCGACTTCGAATATGCTGAACGGGACCATCCCGGTTTCACTGAATGCCGGGGACACACTCGGCATCAGGTGCTTTTCGTCGGGCTCGGCTACCGCTGTGGCGGGTAGCGACGTTTGCTATTTCACGGGCGTCCGGGTCCGGTAGGGAGATTACAAGATGGCCGTCAAGACCAAGGTTCTCATCGACAACGATTACACCGTGCCGAACTCCCCGTCGTATGGGATCGGTTACGCCGTCGATCAAGTCACCACCATCATCGATAAGTTCACCGCGACGAACTACGGTGCATCCTCTGCAACGCTCAGCGTTTGGATCGTCACCGTCCTCCAGGGATTCAACATTCCGAAGAACCTCGTCGTGAAGCGGACACTGGCTGCGAACGAGACGTACATTTTTCCCGAAATGGTCGGCCAAGTTATGCTAAATGGTGATACAATTGGTCTGCAAGCAAGCGCAGGGGGAAGCATCAGCGTCCGTGCGTGTGGCAGGGAGATTAACTAATGGCTACTGATCTTTCGGGTGGATTGCCGATTGGTACCGTCAGGCCCAATACGGCCGATGGTGGCAAGACTAACGTGGTCTGGGGCGGCATTACGAAGGGTTGGAGTGTCGTGCCCTCGGGTTCCGCCCCTGCCGCCTCGACCCCTGCCCCGACTTCGACCTACCACGTCCAAAGCACCCCGACCACCTCGGCCCCTTCCTCGCAAACCATCTCCCAGATCAAGGGGCAGATCCAAGACGCGATCAACCATACCCATCACGTCGATCTCGGAAACGGGTACTGGACCGATGGGAATATGGTCTACGACAGGAACGGAATGGGTGCGGGTCAGTGGAACCTGCACACCTTCGTCAGTGATCGCCTTGCGAGCGGTCAGCCGATGCCTCCCGTGGTCACGGGTGCCGGGGCTCCCAGCGGCGTCAACCTCTCGAACACGTCGGGGTTCAACTCGGGCGCGACCAACTCGACGGCCTACACCCCGGCGACCAACGTCCCGAATCCGACCTCCAGCAACATCGTCAGCGGGGTCGGGTCTAACTTCACGCCCCAGAACCCCAGCGGCGGGAACGCGCCTCCTATCGACCAGAACGCCAACCTCATCGCGGGTGGTGCCATCACGGGGGCTGCTGTCGGCCTGCCCATTCTCACCAACGCGGTCGAGGGTGCGCTTGGTGGGGGCACGGCGGCTGCTGCCGGTGCCGGTGGTACGGGTGCCGCCGCTACTGGCTCTGGTAGCGGTGCTGGTGCTGCCGCTGCGGGTTCGGCTGCTGCCGGTGGTGCGGCGGCTGGCGCCAGTAATCTCATCGGTGACGCTGCCTCTGGGATTCCTAGTTGGTTGCCGTCGGTCCTGACCGCTCTCGGTAGCGCCTCGGGGATCGTGGGTTCGACGGCTGCTGCGAACGCCCAGGCCGATGCGGCACAGAAGGCGGCTGAGATTCAGAAGCAGGCGACCGATGCCGTCCTCGCCCAGCAGCAGAAGCAGTACGACCAGCAGCGAGCCGATCTCCAGCCGTGGATGCAGGCGGGTCAGACCGCCCTCGGTCAACTCGGGAACCTGACCAGCGATGCGAATTGGAAGTCCTTCGGGATGGATCAGTTCCAGCAGGACCCCGGTTATCAGTTCCGACTCGACCAGGGGATGAAGGCGCTCCAGAACTCGGCGGCGGCTCGGGGCGGTCTGCTCTCGGGCAACACGATGAAGGGCATCACCGACTACAGCCAGGGCGCGGCCTCTCAGGAGTACCAGAACGCCTTCAACCGTTACCAGACCGAGCGCAACTCCCGACTGAACTCGCTCCAGTCCCTCGCGGGGCTGGGTCAGACGGCCGTAGGCCAGTCGAACCAGGCGAGCCAGAACTACACGGACGGGATGAGCCAGGCGACGTTGGGTGGCGCGAACGCCCTCGCTGGTGGAATGAACGAAGCGGCCAACGCCCGAGCCTCGGGTTACATGGGCGCCACGAATGCGCTCACCAACGCCCTTTCGGACTACGTTAAGGGTCAGCGTCAAGATTCCTATATCAACGCCCTGGGAGGTTACTAAATGCCGCTTGATCCGATTATCGCCAACCCTGCGAAGTTCGACTCCGGTGATCGGTTGGCGGACTTCAACAACTACCTGCTCGCCTCCAGCCGGATGAGCGAGGCGGCGAAAGCGCGTCAGGCCGAACAGGTCAGGAACGCGCTGAACGACGCGTACCAGCAGTTCACCGACAAGGACGGCAAGGTGAACGTCAACGCCCTGGTGTATCACCTCTCGCAGAACCATCTCGGCACCGCCATCCCCGGTGTCCGCGATGAGGAGCAGAAGTTATTGAAGGGTGCTTCCGAGATCGACAAGACCAAGGCCGAGACGGGCAAGGTCGGGGCGGAAACCACGAAGCTCGGAGCCGAGACGGGCAAGGTCAACGCCGAGGCTTTCAAGCAGGCTTGGGAGAACCATCAGAAGGAACTCACGGGCATCTCGACCGATCCCAAGGTGGGGCATCAGCAACTTGTCGACTGGACGCTCCGGGCCTTCAAGGACCCGATCCTCGGTCCCGCGATGCTGGCGCACGGCGACACCCCGGAGAAGGCCGTCGCCCAGCTTGAGGCGTCGTTGAAGTCGATGCCTTACGACCAGTTCCTCTTGACTAACCAGATCGGCGCTGAGAAGGCTTCCGAGAACCACATCACGACCGAGGATCTTGGTGATACGAGTCGCGTCACCTCGACCAAGGTGTACGGTACGCCCCATCAGACGACGCTCAGCAACAGCAAGATTCACGAATCCCCCGACGCCAAGTACAAGGGGACGCACGTCAACGTCCAGGTCCCTGTCAGCACCCAGGTGATGACGAGTGCCGGTAAGAAGTTCGGTGAGGTTGTCGAGGAGGAGCAGGGTAAGGAGTTCGCCTCCCTGGACCACCTCAACAGCCAGGCACCTGCTGAACTCGCCAACGTTGACCAGACCCTCAAGATGCTTCAAAGCGGAAACGTGATCACCGGCTTTGGTGCGGACCAGCAAGCTGCTCTACTCAGTATGGCGAAAGCGATGCACATTCCCGTCAACAACGAGATGCTGAAGAACACACAGATGCTTCGTCAGCAGATCGGTCGGAACCTGATGGGTCGCATCGCGAGTTACAAGGCTCAGGGTATCTCGCTCACGCCGATGTCGAACCTTGACCTGGAGAACTTCCAGCGCACCGGCCCCCAGATCTTCGACGACCCCGCGACCCTGATCGAGAGTTTCAAGAACTATCGTCAGACCATCGTGGATGGTGTCAACCGCTACAACCAATTGAAGAACACGAAGATGACGAGTCCGGTCGTCGGAGAAACGGTCAAGAAGGTGTACCAGCCGCAACCCGCTGCCGCGATTCCCCCGGCTCCCGGTCACAAGAAACCCCTGTCTCCCGAGGCGCAGCGTTACCTCGCGAAACACAATCACAAGTAGAGGCACCGAATGAGCAAGTCGTCTTGGGCCGAGATGGAAAACGACCCGGAGTTCAAGCAGTTGAGCCCCGAGGATCAGAAGGCCATCAAGCAACACTACGCCGAAACCGAGATGGTCAATGATCCCGAATTCAAGGCTCTGAGCCCCGAGGATCAAAAGGCTGTGCTGTCGGAGTTCCTTGGGGAGTCCGCCGACCTTCCCGAGACGGACGGTCAGAACCACTACACCTTCGGACAAGCCCTCGCCGAGATGCCGAGTCACATCATCCCCAGCACGGGCAAGTTCCTTGAGGGGCTGTGGGGTGCTGTCACCCATCCTGTCGAGACGGCTCAGACCCTCTGGAACCTCCCTGCGTCTGTCGGCACGAACGCTGCGGATATGATTGTTCCCGGCTCCAAGGAAGCCTGGTTGAAGGCACATCCCGAGGACAAGGCCGGGGTCGACGCTGCGACCGGCATCGGTCAGTCGTATGCTGATCGGTACGGTAATTGGGATTCCATCAAGCGCACGATTGCCGAGGACCCGGCGTCCATCGGCGCTGATGTGGCGACCATCTTCGGTGGCGCGGGTGCTGGCGCTCGTCTAGCTGGTGCCGCGACCGCTGCCAAGGCGCTCGATGGGGTCGCGTCGGCTGCGAATCCGATCAATTGGGCGACCGCTGTTCCCAAGGTCATCGCGGACAAGACCGGCGTCACGGCTGCGGCTGGCAAGCTCGGTCACAAGGTTATGGACTCGTTCATCGTGCCCGAGAACCTGAACCCGATGGCTGGCCCCATCAAGGGTCCTCCCGGCCCCACCAAGGCCACCCAGAACGCCTTGCTGATGGACGCCACGGCTGGCCGGGAGCAGGCGACGTTGAACGCGCTCAACCGTGCCACGGAACACGTCCCCGGCGTCCGGTCCACGGCTGCTGACGCCATCGCGAACGACGGTGTTGCGACCAAACTCCAGGCGCTCGCCAAGGGTGCCGAGGATGTCAACCCGGATGAGTTCACCGCACGCGAGTACGCGAACAACGCGGCTCGCCTGGCTGACCTCGACCAGATCGGTCGGACTCACTCGATGACGGACGCACAGTTGCTCCGCGCCGGGTTCGCCCCCGGTGCCTTCAACCCCTCGACCGCCACGGTTCCCGAACTGGAAGCGGCGAAGGAAGCGGCACGCACCAACAACTACGGCCCCCTCAATACTCGACCCGTGACGGCTGATTCGGTGCTGGTCGATATTCTGAGCCGCCCGTCCGGTGCGAACGCAATCGAGATTGCCAGGCAGATCGCCAAGGAAGAAGGCCGGGACTTCCCCGATCCCGTCATCCCGGCATCCACCACCACCTCGCCCGTTGTCGGTCCCCACGGGATGCCCGTGACGACCACGACCCCTGCGAGTTACACCACCTACCAGGGTCAGGACTTGATGCGTCTGAAGAAGGCGTTCGACCGGCTGGCCTACAGCAAGGAACTCCGAGCCAAGTATTCGATCGACGACGAGGCCGCGAAGAAGATCATCGCGACCAAGGAAGCGTATCTGAACTGGCTGGAGGACAACTCCCGTCTGCCCGAGCATCGTACCGCTCGGGAGGATCACGCTGCTTGGAACAACCTGCTCGACCGTCGTCAGGCTGCGGACGTGTTCAAGGAGGCCCTGACCGGGGCGTTGAGCGGCGACGAGCAGGCGACCCAGCGTGCCAACATCTTCGCCAACCTGTTCGACAGCCCGAAGAACGCCGTCAACGGCAACCGGAACGTGAAGAAGGCGACCGACTTCGGGCGGTACACCCAATGGGCCGACCTCCTGACCCCGAACGAGATGGCGGTTCTCAGCCGGAACAAGGCCGACCTCTCACGGATGGCGCAGGCTGAGGCGCAGGCGAGGAAGGGCAAGTCGTTCAAGGGCAAGCTGACCAACTCGGCTGACGTTCCCCAGGCCCCCGGTCTGCTCAGGGTCGGTGTCACGGTCGGTAACGCCCTGGCTCGTGGTCTGATGGCTGGTGTCAACGGTAAGGTCGCGAACAACCTGGCGAAAGCCGCCGAGACGCCGCGAGGCTTGGCGAATGCGATGGACGATGCGATCAAGCGCAAGGCCCAAATGGATCGGGTTCACGCCCGCAACAAGAAGGCCGGGAACGCCCTGAAGCGCACCGCGCCTGCTACCAACGCGATGAACGATGCGCGGAGGAAGCGGATCGAAGCCGAGAACGCCGAGATTCTGAGGCACCTCTAGACGTAGTAACGACACATATCTTCACGTTGTCACGCTTGCCTGCAATCCGGGGTATAATGTCTCCATAAAGACACCCCCCGGATTGTGAGTATACGTGATGACCGAACCACTGACCTCCCGAGTCACCGCTGTTGACGACGACTGGCGTCAACGGATGGAGCATAAACTTGATCAGTTGATCGAGGCTTGGATGGGGTCACTGAGATCCCCTGGTGGGGCTCTAGCCCGAATCGATGACCTTGAACGGCGCCTGAAGGTGTTGGAGGGGTCGCGTGGTTGGCTGCTTGGTGTCGTGACGGCTGTACTCACCTCGACCCTGACCGCCGTCGCCATTGCGGCGGTCCTCAAGGGAGGCAAGCCGTGAACTACCCCAACGAGACGCACATCACCGAACACTTCACCTGGAGCGAGTTCGGCGTGAACCCGTTCAAGATGAAGTCGGACGACAAGACCCGGCTCATCGCTCACTGTCGGAACAACCTGGAGCCGATTCGGTCGCACTACCGCAAGCCCGTCCACGTCACCCCCGAGGGCGGGTACCGCTCGTTCGAGGAGCAGGCCGAACTCTACGCCGCTGACCTTGCCAGGCACGGCGGCAAGCCTTCGGGCAACGTCGCCAAACCCGGCTCGTCGCGCCACAACTACGGCGATGCCTCGGACATCTGGATCGAGGGTGTGGCTCCCCGCGACCTGGCCAACTTCGCGGCCACCCTGCCGCACGTCGGGGGAGTCGGCCAGTACAGGTCCTTCGTCCACGTTGACGCTCGCCCCGTGGGTGCCCCTGGTCGCCCGACCCAGGCCGTCGATCGGTGGTACGAGCAATGAGCCCCTTCCAGCGCGTCACCCCGACGCCCGAGCAGCACGCTACGATGGTGGCGCTCGCCAAGAAGGCCGAGAGTCTGTACGAGGATATCTCGGCTGTCGTTCCCGATTCCCACTACAAGACCGAGGCCCTTCGCCATCTCGAACTCGTCGCGATGATGGCGAACAAGGGGATCACCCACGGCGAAGCATAAGGAGATCACGATGGTTCCGAATCCCTCCCCGACTCCCCAGATGACCGAGGCGCAGAAGAAGCTGGCTCTCCGGGTCATCCAGATTACCGTGGTCCTGGTGCCCGTCGTCGGCGGTGCCCTGGCTGCTCTCATCACCGGCTCCCCGTTCGATTGGGGCCACGCGATTCAGGTCGTTCTGCCCGCGCTGATGGGCACCCCGTAGCAGCCTGACGGGACACAGGTTGCCTGCTGCACAAAGCCCCTGGTACCGTCGTGAGACTGGCACCAGGGGCTTTGTGTTCCCCGTATCGCCTGTGGTGTGTAGGCAAGACCATTGTACCACGAGGCGAGCAAGAAGAAACCCCGCGACCCATATCGTGGCGCGGGGTTTCTTGAAAGGGAGTTGAGTCTTCATCGGGGAAGAAGATCTGAATCCTAGCCCAGTCGGCCTGTGTCGGATGACACCACCGGAGAACCGGCGTCCCTTGTGACCAACGAGAGCGAGTTGCACCTTTTCTAGCCTAGCAACCTAGCCGAGTGACAAGCACAAGAGAATACTACCACACCTTAACCGAGGTGTCAAACTCCCTTCTC